TTATTCGAAGATTTGGGCGCGGGTCAAGGTCAGGTATTGGCCCTCTGCTAAGGTGATGGAAATTTCTTCGGAGAAATTGGCGTTGGAAAGGATATTGGAGGCGGTTCCGCGGCTGTCGGTGGCGATTTGATAGTAGCCGGCTACATTAGAGGTCGGGACGACGCGGTAGATGCCTGGTGGGATATCGATGCCGACACGGTAGACGCCATCGCCTAGGACGCCATTAGTGAAAGTAGGGACCACTGCTTGCTCGGCTTCCATGAGGGTGGCCCGCTCGACAGTAAGGTATTCGCCTTCGTGGACGGTTATGAAAGAGTGGGTGCGGAAGTTTTTATTGGTGATGACGGCATCCACGGAGCCTGAAGTATCGCGGGCCAGCATGACGTAGCCATGGGTGTTTTCGTGGGCCTTGACGAAGTATTCGCCTGGGGAGATGTCGATGCCGACCCGTAGGAAGTTGTCGTCAGAGAGGGTGCTGATTTCGGCATGTTGGTTCGTCTGGTCGTTGCAGCATAGAGCGACGGCCTCGTCACTTTCGTAGCTTGGCAACAGGTCTTCGTAATCAAGGCTTGCGGGGATGATTTGTTCTTGATTGTTGTTGATAATGATAGCGGCGATTAGGAGCAGCCCGATCCAGGCCCACCACTTTCTATATAAAGGTTCGTTTTTCATGGATTTCCCTCCTCGGTTGGTTTAGTCTCTTTTTTATGGGCCAATGGTATGGATTTTATACATGAATTTGTGATTTTCAAACATTAGGCGGGTTTTTTGTGCGCAAGCCCTAAACAAATCGTCATTATCTAATATAGTATATTAGTGCTTACTAGCTAAGCCGAATCGAAATCATGTAAGGAGTTAGGGAATATGATATATGATAGAAGTGAAAGAGGAAGACGGCGCGGTCATCATGGCTGCGGTTGCGGGAACATTACGGTGGAATGTGCCCCAGCACCCACTTACTGCGTGGAACCTTATAGCGAAACAGCAGGTGTCATCAATAGCAATCCGCTAGACGCGATTCAGTGCGAACCGATTGTGACATTTGAGACTGTTGTTGAATGACCTGTTATAATTGGTAGATAGTTGTTCTAATTAACAGAACGCTGTCATACCAATTATTACGAGGTGATTCACATGGACATGAAAGACATTAAGCGAGTTGCCATCTACGCTAGGAAGTCGAGGGACGATGAAACCGAGGAGGGCTTGAATATCCAAGTCCATGAATTGGAAACGAAAGCCATCCGAGAGGGTTGGAAGTACCGCATATTCAAAGAGGTGGCATCTTCCCAAAACAGCGAGCGCCCTGAATGGTTGAAACTTAAAAGCGACCTTTCGTATTACGATGCGATTTTAGTCAAGGATGCCGACCGCTTATCACGGCGCATGGGTTTCATGGAAGATTTACAGGATTTGCTTTTCGATAATGGTGTCTATATCCTTTATCTGGATGGTTCATCCTATGACCCTTACAAAGACGATGACAATTTTAACATGAACATGAGAGCATTCCTATCCAAGATGGAATATGACCAAATCAAGAAACGCTTAAAACGTGGTCGTCTTCGGGTGGCAGAATCAGGGGGCTATACAGGCGGTTCAGAACCCTACGGCTATATGTGGGATAAAAATATCAGGGCATTTGTTGTCATCGAGAGCGAAGCGGAAACTGTCAAGCGAATGTATGAGATGTACGACCAAGGCTACCGCTTGCAACAAATTTCAGAAGCCTTAAACGCTGACCAAGTTCCGACCAAGACTGGCAGAGGGAATATCATGCCGATAACAGTCAAGCGGATATTGAATAATGAATTTTATAAGGGTTTTGTGTGTTACGGCAAATCATGGCAATCACGGACGGAGCGCTACGACAATGGACGGCTTAAAACGTACCAACGAGATGAACCGACTGTTAGGGTTCAGGGAACGCATGAAGCGCTTATTAGTCCTGAACAATGGGAGCGGGTGCAAATCAAGTTGAAACAAAACGCAAAAAAACACCCTCGTAAAAGAGGGAAACGTCTTTTATCAGGGCTGTTGCGATGCAAAAAATGTGGCAATACCATGACGATGCACGTCCCACGTCCTAACGATGTGTTGAGTGTCAAAAAGTGCCAGACCCCATTTTTCATCGAAGGTGTCAAGCAGATTTGCGGTAATCGGGGAGTAAAATTAGAAGTGGTGGAAACCTTGTTTTATGAGGAGCTTTCCAAATACGTTGACCAATTGGAAGAACACCTCAATCAAATCAAAAGCGGTGTGGAAGCCCTAGGAAAGCCTGTGGAGCGCCCGAAAGAACCCATCTTACATAAGATGAGAGGATTAAAACAAAAGCGTGAGAGCACGCTAGATTTAATCATAGATGGGTTGCTTGACAAGAATGAGGGGAAAAGCCGTATACAAAAAATAGACAAAGAGCTTGCCCACTTGCAAAGTGAATTGGAGCTTTTGGAAACGGAAGAGAAAGCCGAAACCACAACGCCGAACATTGACAAAATGGAAGCTATTATAGCGGTGTTGAGAGCCATCTTGCAAGGGCGGACAGATATTATGACCATCGAGGACTTAAACCAACTGCTTAGGAGCTTGCTAGAGCGAGTGGATTACGTTCGGCAAGATGACGACATCGAATTAAACTTGATATTCAAGTAGGGGTATGATATGATAAAAGAAAAGAGGTGATTTTATGGGTATGACTAACGAGCAGTTCAAAGCCTATATTCAAGGATTGAAAGACGAATTGTCAGAAGTGGAAGAATTACGAAAATCTCCTAGCAAAGAAATGCAAGAATTTGCTGACAAGAAAATGGCTAAAATTTTGTCACGTTTGCAAGAAGCTCTTGAAAGATAATCAAAAAGACCTTTTCAATCCGAAAGGGTCTTTTTTTTATATTCCAAAATAAAAAGACTAGGTTTCCCTAGTCCTCAATAGCGCTTGTGATGATGTCCTCTAGTTCGCCTACCAATTCCTTAGCCTTTTCATCGTCACCTTTAGCGAAAGCGTCTTGAATTGCCTTTAGGAGCGCACGTTGGAGCTTTAATTGGGTATTGTACTGTTTGTTAGTCATTTCAAAAATGCCGTCACCGAAGTTTCCAGTCATATCCATAGCCATTACCTCCCTATCCAAGTATGATTAATTTTATTATACCATTCATTTCGAGGGAGTGCAAGTTACCCTTGCTCCTTATGCTTTTCAATTAAATCTTTGATTGCTTCATCAACCAGTTTACTGATAGGGATTCTTGTTTCATCTGCCAGTTTTCTAAGTTGGTCATTTAATTCAATGTCTATGGATGTTGCGATTCTTACACGGTTCTTTAAATCTTTATATGCCAAAATTCACACCTCCCCTAAGTTTCTAAAAAAGGTCACAAACTTAGTCTACATTCTCTGAATCCTGAATATAATGTATTAGGAGGTGAGGACATTGGAAATGCTACTACTTGTCAGACTTGCAATACTCAAACACCGTACTAGATACGTCAGATGCCAAGCACTGCTACAAATCGCCAGATTCACGTTTGGAAGAAAGTAACACCGAGGAATGGAGGGGATGCGACCCCCTCCAAACCTTATCCAAAATCCCCACCACTATCATTGTATCATATCAAGACTAGGTATTTTGTCACATTATGCTTTCCAACCAGAAGCCACCGTAAAAATCAGGTTGTAAATCATCATCTTTTGTTCCTTAGTTAAGATGTGATTTGACCAAATGACGTTGGAATCATCTAGCAAGATTTCGCTTAAATTGTGGCAAATCTTTGTGGGCAAGAGCGTTGGTTGTTCTGGCTCATGGATTAGTTTTCTAACCGCATCTATCCCATCGGTTACAACAGGCTTGCCACCCTCTACGGATTGCGTGAAATCTTTCAACAGCTCATCTAAAGGAAGCCCGAATAACTGGCAAAATTTGCTGTAATATTTTTCGCTGATACGTCTATTGCCATTTTCCCAATGGGATAGTGTCCCCTCACTCACCCCTACATAGTCAGCAACCTCTACTAACGTCTTTCTTTTCAGTAAACGGTGTTTCTTGATGTTTTTTCTCACACGCTCATTAATATCGAAACTTGCATCCATACTTTAACCCCCAAAACGCTACCTTACTAATGTACATACTCACAGGATATGTCGGTGACACGCTTATTATTCCCAAATATTGGACATGAATAGTATACCGCAAAAAAATACGAAAGTTTGGCGAAAGTTGTTCTAACGCTTGAATTTGCTGAATAAGATGTAATGTAAGCAAGATATTCCGAAAGAACGACAGGAGCTGATAAAAAAGTTTGGAAAAAACGTAAAAAAAGGTTCTCAAACTTGCATCCGCTGAATATGATGTATTAAGAGCAAGACAAACCACTAAACGTAGCCGAACAGCAACCGCACTACTAAACTTAATAACAACCGTAGCCGTATCCGCAGATAATCACTTTATCAGTAGATATGGTTTTTTTGACCTCGCTTGTGAGGAAATGCACAAAAAAAGACCTTGATTAGCGCCAACTAACCAAGGTCAGGTATCAAGATAGTTCGCCAAAACTATCCCGAAGCAAGCCCCTAGACATTGTTGTCAGCAAGTCTAGGGGGTAAAACAAAAGGTGTTAAAGATTATCGAAATGCCGTACTAAAATCCGTATCGCAATAAATTCGATGCAAGGTGAACAATAGAGCATTTGCAGGTGTTCTAAAGCCCATTTCACCGAACCATCACATGGTCTTTTCAGCATGGCGGTAGCCCCCTCCAATTAGATTTGGAGAGCCTAAGCCCTAATCCTATATCGTTTGGGAGCTTAATCAATTCTATTCGGCTACACCACAACTTAGAACGATTATCAGAAAGGATGTGATATTGGACTAGATAGTCATTGAAAGGGGGTGGACACCATGGATATTATGGCGATTTTGGCTATCACGGCATTGGGGTTGATGGCGCTAGACAGCAGTAGCAAGCCTAAGCAAGATTCAGAACCGACACCAGAACCCGCACTAGACCACGAAGAATCATATTCAAAACTATGCGCCTTGCAACAGCAAGTGAAGCGGTTGGAGAAAAATGTTGAGCATTTGCAAGATGGGCAGAGGGAGTTAAGAAGTGACTTAGATAGTCTGACTTGGAAATTGTGAGGGGGAAACGGTCATGGATATTTTAAATCTGTCAAGTGCCACAAGTACCTTTAAAGTTGTCCCTATCCAACCGATGGCATTAACCATCAAGGGGACAGTCGAAAGCGCCATAGCACAGCAAGTCGGAGAGCTGTTGGGCATCCTTATTAATCCGCACGTCATTGGGGCGATTGCCCTTGTAATCTTCTTACTAGGCATTTGGCTTGGATTTGCCACAGGTCGCACAGTTGGCAAGTTTCAAGGCAGTATGAAGCGGGTGAGAAAATGAAACTACTTCATACCATCATTGACCATTACGAAAATCTTAACGAGTTCAGAACGCAAGAGTACCGAGAAAAACTTGCAACCGTCAAAGAATTTACCAAAAAGCCACGAGCCGAGTTTAGAAAGTGTCCTTGTGGCGGGGTCGAAGTCAAGACAGTATATTGGACTAATTTCAAAGGGGATGAATGACATGGAATCTTTATATATGTGTGAAAGCTGTGGAGCGTTTGAGCATTGGTTAATTAAGGTGCAACCGAATCCAGACCAGAAAGACGGAGAGCCGTTGTACATCTGCCAAGATTGTGTTGACAAATATCTTGCCAAGGAGGGCGAATAGCATGGAAATCATGAAAAGACAAGGAACAATCACAAGTTTGGAGCTGTTGGAACAAATCAATCTTTTCAGAGCGCAGATTGATGGCAAAGCAGAACTGCAACACAAAAATCTTTTACAAGTCATCAGAGACGAATTTTCCGAAGAAATAGGGTGTGCTGAAATTTTAGCCACCCCCTACATCCATCCTCAAAATGGTCAAACTTACGAAATGTTCATCCTCACAATCTCGCAAGCCAAGCAAGTTCTTGTCAGAGAATCAAAATCCGTCCGCAAGGCTGTCATCAAACGTCTGGAAGAATTGGAAACCCCTAGAGAATTAACCAGAATGGAAATCTTAGAAATCGCCATGGAAAACGAAAAAGAAAAAATGAGACTGCAACAGCTTATCGAAATCCAAGCGCCAAAAGTTGAATTTCATGATAAGGTGTTAAGCTCTCAAAGTACATTCTCCATCACGCAAATCGCTAAAGAGCTAGGCATGACCGCCCAAAAGTTAAATCAATGGTTGTATGAAAAAGGTATCCAATTCAAACAAGGTGGACAGTGGATGCTTTATGCCAAATATCAGGACAAAGGCTATACCGACACAACGACAACCGTCATTGTGAAAGATAACGGCGAAGTGTCCACCAAGCACCTGACCAAATGGACTGAAAAGGGGCGAAAAATGATTCATGAGTTGTTTGCCCAAGAGCTTCACCAAAATTGAGCCATTACATTCACAAACCGAATGATGTAGCAACTATCGCACTCGCTTTTAAAAATTAAAATCCGAGGAGCGTGTATTGATATGAAGTATGTTGAAATCCCCGAAGTGTTGCTAAATGACTATGCTTCTTGCCTGATTGCCAAACATGAACAACGTGCCGAATTGATGAGCTTGAAAGCCTTGTATGACGATGCTATTGGTGGAAGCGTTGAATTATTCGATGATTGCGACCACCTATGGGAACGTATTGACACCCTAACAAATGCGTACAACATGGAGCATTCCGAACGTTTGGAGCTAGAAAAGGAATATGAGCAAGAAATAAAAGAGCTTAACGAACAACTTGAATGGGCTAAAATCCGTGAAGCCAATTTAGAAGCCGAAGCTGATGAAATCACCGATGAACTACGGAAAGCCCTAGCTGATAACAAAGCCTTAAAATCAGCGTTTTACAGCTATGCCCGAACAAATATCAACCGTCTGGGGGAAAACAGAAATGATAAAAAATCCGAAGTTTGAATCGCAAGTCGCCAAACAATTTGAGCCGTTGTACCTATGCGTCAAAGAGGAATATGACAAAATGACACAGCATGAACTATGGGAAGCGTACATGAATGAAGCCACCAGAAATGAAGCCACAGCTTATCTTATCTGCAAAAATGTCGGATTGTTCTATAAAGGCATTCGGAGTTATGAAGCCGTTTCAGCGTACAGCGTTGAACAGACCGATATATTTGATGAAATCATGTTAGAAAACTTAGTTAAACGAATGCCGATGTGGGATGAAAAGAAGTCCAGTTTGTCTCATTACCTTAAATTGCACTTCAATTTCGCTTTGGGCAATTACTTTTGGGGGATTGGCAACCGAAAAGGCAAGCACGCCAAAAACGGCTTCTATACGAGCCTTGATACAGTCATTCATAGCGACCTAAAAGGAAAGAACGACATATCACTAGTTGATGCACTCGCAGATGAATCCCTGTCCCCTTATGAGGAATTGGAGCGGAAAGAATTGGCAGACGCTATTTCAATCATTTCAAAAGAAAGGTTGCATGAAATTGATTATGAGATTTTTCAACTTTGGTTGCAAGGCTATACGCAACGTGAAATTTCAGAGGTGGTTATAATTTCACAAGCCCACGTTTCCAGACGATTGAAAGAAATCTTTGCCACGATAAAAGATGGGCTTGATGGAAAATCACGCAACACATTAAGTTACAGACCGCACACACAATTAAATCATGAGGATGCGAAAAAATTGCGTGAACAAGTGTGGCAGTACCGCCAACAGGGGTATAAACTTAGAGAAATTGCGGAAATGACAAATCAACATTTCACTAATGTAGGTTATCACCTAAAAAAGAAAAGAGAGGAATTAGAGGGGGAGAAAAAATAATGGTCGTGTTAAAATGCCCAAGTTGCAAAAACGAAGTGTTGACGATTTTGAATAAGCAGTATTACCTCGAACAAGCCGAATACTATACGCCAGCTGTTTGTCTGAAATGTGGGGAGCAAACGAATTTCGGTAAAAGTCACATCCGAGATATTGAGGAGGTCAAGCGATGAAATCATGGAGCGTGGACTATGAAATCGTTATCCGTGGCAATGTGGTTCTGTCTGGTGAGGACAGGGCGGAAGTATGGGATAAACTCACTTACATTATGGATGACATTATCAAAAGCGGTGAGCCAGAGTTAAAGCGGATAGAGATTGAGCCATACGAGGAGTGGTGACAATGCAACATATTTCAAGTTTTTTGACCAACCAAGAGGAAATGGACGATATTTTCCGTAGGCACATGACACCAGAGCAATTTGATGAAATTGAGGAAGCTAAAGGGAATCCATTCAAGTTAGGCAAAATCCTGAATGACATCGAACAGGAACGGCAACAAAAATCCAAAGACGGTTACGACTGCTTTGTATGCAATAACAAAGGCGGATTCTACGTCAACATTGACCCACGAAAGGCTTACACGGACAGCTTATACGTTAGCCCTGAATATGTAGCCACGAAGATGCAAGAATCCGTAGTCGATAGCTACACAGGTCACTCGGCATGGGTTCAATGCCATTGCCATAAAGTGAGAGCCACTAATAAAGAAAATGAGCGGAGTAATTTAGGTACTTTATCCAAATTGACATGGACAGATTTTAAGCATTCTGAAACCTATCAAAAAGAAATTAGTTTACTTGCTACGAAACATTGGACATATGGTGCTAAAATGGGGAACTGGTTTTTAATCAGTGGACAAAGCGGTCTAGGGAAAACGATGATTTGTAGCATCCTCACTAATGCGTTAATCAAAGATGGCAAGCGAGGGCGGTATCTGATTTACCCTGATTTTGTAGAGGAATACAAGCGGATACAGCTAGATAAACAAACCGCCATCATGGATGAATATGCAAATGTTGAACTACTTTACATTGACGATTTATTCAAAGGCTCATGCACGACTACGGATTTAACTAATATGTTCAGGCTAATCAATCGTAGATATGCAAGTGGCAAAATGACTATTATCAGCACCGAATTTGATAAGAGACAACTGCTAGAATTTAATGAAGCCATTACAGGGCGAATTTTAGAAAAGTGTGGAGAATTTGCCCATTTCGAACAGTACAAGGATGGGAAGAATTACCGAATGAAAGGAGTTAAATAAATGGCAGACAATAAGAAATATTATTACCTCAAGCTCAAAGAAAATTTTTTTGAAAGCTCCGAAATGTTTGCTTTAGAATCAATGCCAGATGGGGTACTTTACAGCAATATTTACTTAAAGTTATGTCTCAAATCACTTAAAGAGGGTGGGCGGTTATCTGCTAATGGGCAGATAGCTTTTACCCCAGAAGCATTGTCCAAAATGACAGGTCAACCAGTTAGCGTAGTATTAGCGAGCATCGAAGCACTACGACGATTGGGGTTTATTGAGGTGCTAGATACAGGAATTATTTACTTACTGAATGTGCCGAATTTTGTGGGCGAAAGTAGCACCGAAGCTGATAGAGTAAGGGCACTAAGAAAAAAAGCCGATGATGAAAAACAGCAAGTTTGTACAAATGTACACCATACCCACTGTACAAATGTACACCATATCTCCGACAAATGTACACCAGAGATTAGAGATAAGAGTTTAGAGAATAAAGATTTAAAAGAAAAAGAAAAAACACATTGTTCGTTTTCGGAAAAGCCCGAAAACAAACCGTGCGTGCCTTACAAAGAAATCATTGGCTACTTGAACCAAAAAGCCAAAACCAACTACCGTAGTTCTGGAGCTAAAACGCAGACCCTGATTAAAGCCAGATTCAAAGACGGCTTCACCCTAGAAGATTTTAAAACGGTCATTGATAACAAGACAACCGAATGGCTAGACAATGCCGACATGGTGAAATATTTAAGACCAGAAACTTTGTTCGGAACAAAATTTGAGAGTTACTTAAATCAAAAGACAGTTGCTAAAGCCTACAATCCATCTGGGAACAACACTGGAATAGTCCGAGAAGATGAAACGACCGATGAAGAGCGTGAAAAAGAACGGTTGTACTGGGAACAAGAAACGAATTGGCAAAATTATGACATCAATGAAATTTTGGCAAAGGTCGAAGAGTTTGCTCATGTCCAAGAGAAGTTAGGCGACTGCTACCCTTACCTAAGTTGCGGTGAGGAGAAGCGATTAAAACAATACCGAGAGGAGCTTGCCGAATTGCCATTTTAAGAAATTTAAAAATGAAAAAACTTTCATCCTGAAATCGTGTGTGAAACAATTTTCATTTTATAAAGTAGGGTATAGCCAAAAAAAATGAGAGGGTGTGAACGGCATGGAAACACTAGCCACGTTTTGGGAATCAACTTATTTTGAAGTAGTCGAGGAACTGGTAACGGAGCGTGATTTGCTTTTCGAGGAGCGAGTACAGCATCTCAAAACCAAATCGGAACTGGTCTGGCTAGAAAATCAACTAGAGGGCAAATTTCTCTTAGAACAAGTCTTAGAAGAACTGGAGGATAAAGTCAGAGCGTTGCAAGTACAAGCCAATGAGGATGCCGAAGAGTTGGCTAACGCTACTGCCATTATCACAAGACTAGAGCAGGTAATACAAAGCCAGCAGGCTAGACTAGATGACCGCAATCTAGTCACGCAAACCTTAAACCATCGAGAGGAGCTTTCTGAATGAAAAAATTCTGGGATGAACCGAAAATAATGAGCTTCACAAGGGAAGAAAAGGAAACGATATGCCACTTTGATTATGCTGAGCAAATGTGGCTAGTGACGACAAGCGTGCCTAGCCACATTACGAAATGCTTAAAGCGTTATGATTGCATCGTTGACTATGTAGGAGTTAATGGCAATCCCACTCAAATCCGTTGTGAGCTTCCTAAAAGCGCTATTTCATTTAGAACCCTATCCAAAGTGCCAAATTTGGAAGATGAAGCCGAGGAATGACTACTTATAAGGGGATTAGGGGGAGAGCCCCTAAAACCTTGCAGAAATGAACGATTTTAGAGATTCAAAGCGAATCTAGGAAAGTCTGAAAGGAGAAAAGATAATGAGTAATGTGTATTCCAAGTTGCAAAAGACAAGGACGGAGCTTTTGGAAAAGCCACTAAAGAAGTCGGGGAAAAATGCGTTTGCCAAATTCAGTTATTTTGAATTAGCTGACTTTGTGCCGACAGTTACTCACTTGTTAGAAAAAAATGGCTTGTGCTCCGCTACTACGTTCGATACTGATTCATACGACCCATTGAAACAACTCTTTGTACTTACTATCTTCAATGTGGACGAACCGACAGATAAAATCGAATTTAAAATCCCATATGTCATGCCACAGATGAAAGGCGCTAACCCCATTCAAGAGTTAGGAGCAGGAATCACCTATTGTCGGCGTTACTGCTACCTCATGGCGCTTGATTTGGTAGAGAATGATGTCATTGATGCACTACCACAAGAAAAGGACACCACGAAGCCCACACGTGCCGACAGCAAGGGGCAACCCATCGGGGCAGAGCGGGGAGCAGAGATTAACCGTATCGCCCTAACCAAAGACCTAGACCAACGGGCATTTGTCCAATGGGTTGTATCGACTTTCAATGTCACGCAGTTTGAGCAACTGACAGAGGAACAGGAAATTAAGGTACTGGAAATGTTGGCACGAAAGCCAGACAAACAGGGGGCGCAATGATGCGAGAAAGACTTACTTTAACAGTCTTTGCACGAGAAATGTATTTGGCAATGTTGAAGGTGGCAGATGCACGGTGCAAGTTAGCTAAAACTTCGCAGATGATAGACCAAAAGCATAAATCAGGGTGCTACAAATTTTAGACAAAATGACAGGAAGTAAAGAAGTGGAAGCTCTATAACCAAGGAATAAAGTGCCAATGCCGAAAGGGGAAAATAATTTATGAAAAAACTAACCGCACAAGAAGCCTATGAAATCACCTTATCCAATCGTTCTCCACAGCAAGCCTTAGAAGAAACATTGAAGAAAATCCAAAAGACGGCAATCAAGGGAGAGAATCAACTAAGAGTAGATTTTACGAAATTTGGATTCAAAGGCGCTGAAATTCAATTCATTCGGGATGAACTAGAGGAGTTAGGCTACGAGGTTGAACTGCAGTCAGAAACTAGCTACGGCAAGCTGATTGTGGCATGGTATCCCGAAGAAGAAACATATCCCACAGAGCAATGAAAGTGGTGATTACTGACGTTGAAGGGAATGAGGGGCGGATTTATTTAAGCGCCCCTTTACCACCATCGTATCATGACCATTACGAGGGATGGCTTGAAATATCGGACGGCAGACGAATATCCCCAGACCAACGTAAATTGGTATACGCTTTGTTTAGGGATATTTCAGAGCATACAGGGCACACCCCAAACGAACTAAAAGACTTGTTAAAATGTGATTATATAGCCACGACAGGGGCTGAATGGTTTAGTTTATCAAATGTAGATATGACTACGGCTAGATATTTCATCGAGTTTATCTTGGAGTTTTGTTTTAGGATAGATGTGCCATTAAGTGCAGACGTTTCAACCATGGCGAAAGAGGTTCAAAATTATTTGTTTATTTGCATCAAGTACCGCCGTTGCGTATGCTGTGGAGGTCATGCAGATATTCACCATGTTGATAAGGTGGGCATGGGACGTGATAGGACTACCGTAGACCATACGAAGCATAGGCTAATGGCATTATGTAGGGGTCATCATTCCGAGTGCCATACCGTCGGTCAAGAAACATTTAATAGGAAGTACATTGTTGAGGGCATCGAAATTAATGAGAAAACAGCGAGGGAGTTGGGGTTATGAGAATCGAAGATAACCGCAAAGGAAAACCAGTAGAAACTTTAAAAGTTGGCGATGTTTTTGAGTGGTTAAGACATGAGGGCGAATATCGTTTAGTGATAGTAAATTCAGCAAATGACCGATTCTTTGCAGTCGATTTTGGATATGATGAAATAACTTATAGCGCTTCTACGCTTGAAGAATTGACCGAATATTACAGCGAAGGTGGTTTCGAATTAGTGAATGCTAAAGTAGTTTTTGAGGGTTAAAAACGGAGGGTGACGAATAATGGCAGTTAAATTTGGGGACTTGAAAATAGGTGCAAAAATACGGTTCAATAGCGACGCTTATTATGGATTCGGAGATGAGGACGGAACGATTGAGTGCTTATTGCCGAAGAGCGAAACATTTACAGTTAAAGAATCGCTTAACCACGTATTTGCATTAAACATGGTTGAAAAGGTTATTGAGAATCCTGTAAGCGATAATCTTATTTTGCCATGTGCAGTATCCACAAAGGACAACTTAAACTTATCATTTGAAAGTGGTTGTCTTTGCGTTCGAGTTACGGAGTATCCAGAAGAATGCGCTGTTCTTCTAAGCGAAAATAGCATTAAGGAGTTGCGTGCATTCTTGAAGAAACATTTCAGAAAAGATGGAACAAGAAAAGGGGGAACCAAATGAAAAAATACACAAAACCAATCGCCATCGCCATGACCGCCATGTCACTAGCATTAGCTCTAGGGGGTTGCGCCCCCGAAGCCCAACGAGTGAGCCACAACGTGTCGCAGGAAGCAGATAATTTCAATGTCATCCGCCGTCTAGTAGTTATCAATCTAAGAACGGACACCCCGCTATTCGAAGTGGTTGGGGCATTCTCATTGCAGGAATCAGGCGACCGCCTCGTAATCGTCGTTGAAACAGGGCACGGCGAATACAAGAAGCACTTTGTTGGCTTGACAAATGAGGTGTTTTGGAACATCGAGGATATTTCAGGGGCAAGCGTTAGCAAGTATCATTATGAGGTGAACTTCTTGCCAGAAATGATTATCCCAATAGAATTTCAGTCACATAGCTAGGAGGGTAACCGATGACCGCTTTACAAGCATCTTATAATATTTACAAAGACATGAGTGTCGAGGAGTTGGATAAGGAAGTGGACGAACTTCACGCCCAAATAGACCGTTGTCACGAAATGGCAAAGTTGGCAGAAAAGAAACTTAAAATGGCAAGTAGTTTGGCGAACTTGAAAGAGACATATTTAAGTTAGGAGGACGCTTTATGAACATCGAAGCCAGATACGAATACGTCCATAAGGGCATGGTTATCGTTATGAGACATCTAGGCTCGTGCGGGTTAAGCATCCGAGAAGTAGAGCCTCATGTATTTAAAGCGCTATGTATCGCCTACGATGACGGCATGAGCCTAATGAACGTATGTATAAGAATCTTAAAATTTTGGCTGAATGTGAAAGGGGTAAACGATGATTAAATACGAGCGAATAGTCTATTGTGATTGGTGTGGTGACGATACCGATTGGGATTTTGATGATGAGCCAGAAGATTACAGCGCCCATTTTTGTTCAGATGAATGTAAAAGCGAATGGGAGAAGGAGTAGAACGAATGAGCGATTTCTTAATCGGCTACATCGTTACTGTTATTTGCATTACCATTACGGAAATTGTGATTATGATAACAGGATATAAAGGAAAGGATGACGATAAATGAAATCAATTTTCAAGCTAGCTTTATTTGATAGGTTAGTGATTCACTTGTATTGGTCACGAGAGTTAAGTCACGAAGAAGTGGCGGAATGGTTGGGCATCGGACATGACGTAGACTGTATTTGCGAGGAATGCGAGGAAAGACATTAAGGAGGGCGACCAAATGAACTCATGCAATTTGATTGGAAACATCGGCAAAGAATTGGAACTAATGGGGCTAAGTAGCGGGAACGTAGTGAAGTTCCCCCTCGCAGTAGCGGGGACGAAGAAAGACGAAACGGACTGGATTAACGTAGTTGCTTTTGGTAAAACCGCTGAAACCATCCACTCATATTGCAAGAAGGGCGACAAGCTAGGTGTTACGGGGAGAATCAAAACAGGGAGCTATACCAACAATCAGGGGCAGAAGGTATACACGTTCGAGGTCATCGTTGACCGTATCACTTTTATAGAGAAGAAACAAAATCAACCGCAAGCGCCACAACAGAATTATTATCAACAGCCACAACAACAATATGGGTATGCTCAGACCGCCCCAATTCGGGACGAAGATTTGCCGTTCTAAGGGGGCGATACAGTGGCACAAATAATTGAGTTGCCAAAAACTTATGAATACCGCATCACGTTTAGTGGAGGGAATGAAATCATACTTTCCTTAACAGCGGAAGAGTATGAGGAATTTGTTATCCATCTGATAGAGGACGCTTGCCACTTCACCGATGACTTTACGATATTTGGTATGAATGTGCTGTACATTGAAAAAGTAACCGATGGAGAAGTACCGCACGAGGTTGAGTGTATGCAATAGGAGGGGTCATCTTGAAGTTTTTTATACCGTTGGACAAAGTGCCAACCGCCACACACCAACAGAAAAAAGTAGGGATAACAAAGACTGGAAAGCCCTATTTCTACGAGCCTGATAACGTCAAGGAAGCTAAGGCACTTTACAAAGAAAAACTAACTCCCTATGCCCCACCAGAACCGATGGAGGGAGCTATCAGCATCGCTATTATGTTCCGATTTCCGACAAGTAATAAAAAGCTAATCGGACAGCCCAAGACAACAAAGCCAGATGTAGACAACAGTATCAAGGTAATTTTGGATTTACTGACAGAGCTAAAATATTGGCATGATGATAACCAAGTATTCGCTGTCCATGCCAGTAAAATTTGGGTGGAAAAAGGAAAAGGTGGTATCCAATTTGCTATCTTCGAAAGGGGGATATGATGGGGTATAGATGGAACATCTACGCACTACGTCAGGAGAAAGAGGCGCTTGAACGAAAGGGATTTAAACTTAGGGGAGCGCTCAAAGAACTGGAGCGAACGTTAATCAGCTTGTCGCACCATCAAGCCCCACAGGAAGAATTTTTAATCAGGAAAGAAGCCATTTTAGAACAAATCGAAACCACGGAGCGAGCCATAGCAGAAAGATTTAACCGTATCAATTCCATTGAGTTGTTGGTAGGGAGCAAGGAAGCGACTACTAGAGAGAAAGACATATGGACGAGGTATTATTACGAGGGGCAAGAGATTTTTCGCATAGCTAACGAGTGCAAGCTGTCTATCTCTAAAGTCGAAGCTATTGTAGATGATGGAGAGTGTAAAATTGGAAATTATCTAAATTGGACAAAAAGACAGTAAAACGTTTAAAAATCCTCTTTTTAAATAAACTATACTAGGCAGTCAAATACACGAAAGCCCTTGATAACAAGGGTTTTTCTATTGGAGGGGCTTCTATGGTGATGCTGATTGTGTGCGCTATTTTTGCAGTTGTTTACATGGCAGTTCGGGAACGAAGATATACCATGTTGTTAAGTTACTATATCGAAGCCGTTGGGACTTTATTGGAAAATGCAAACGAAAGCCAAATTGAATTGGAAGATGGCACGATTATTGGCTTTAGAGCATTTTCAGAGGAATGAGGGAACAGATATGGAAGTTGTCTATGTGAAAGTGGGTCAACTGAAAGCATACGAGAAGAATCCACGGAACAACAAAGATGCGGTCAATTATGTGGCGAACAGCATCAAGGAATTTGGCTTTAAAGTCCCTATCATCATAGATGCTGATTACACCATCGTAGCGGGGCATACACGGTTGTTGGCATCTAAGAAGTTGGGTCTTAAAGAAGTGCCTTGTATCGTGGCGAATGACTTGACACCAGAGCAGATTAAAGCCTATCGGTTGGCTGATAATCGAGTATCCGAGTTTGCCAGTTGGGACGATGCTTTATTGAACGAGGAACTTAACGGCATCTTTGGACTTGATATGGCTGACTTTGGTTTTAGCTTAATGGGTGAAGATGATGACGAGGAGTTTTCTAGCGAGTACACGACCAAGATTAACGTACCTATCTATGAAATCACAGGGGAATGCCCCTTAGTGAGTGAGTTAGTAGACACCGAAAAATCAGAGGCGTTGGCTGTCAAAGTACACGGCATGGAGTTGCCTAGTGACTTAAAAGAATTCTTATTAGATGCGTGCAAACGATTTGATAAGTTCAATTTCCAGAACATTGCCGAGTATTACGCCCATGCAGATAAGCCAGTCCAAGAAATTTTTGAGGAATTGGCTTTAGTCATCGTGGACTTTGACAAGGCAATCGAAAACGGATTTGTCAAATTGTCCACTAGGTTAGACACCATCTTAGGTGAATCGTATGAGTGAATTTAGATACGTCATTTTTATCTTGTCATATGGCAGACCGACTAATGTGAAGACGTTGAACACCTTAAAACGATGTGGTTATAAAGGTGATTACTATATCGTTTGCTCAATGGATGATGCCCAACTAAGTGAGTATCAACGGATTTATAAAGGCAAGGTGATTTGTTTCGACAAAGAAAGCGTACCGTTTGACCGAATGGATAATTTCGGAAACCTAAAATGCGTGGTTTATGCTAGAAATGTATGCAAGGAAATTGTAAAGCAATTTGAAGTAGACGGGTATTTAGTCTTAGACGATGACTATATTTGTTTTTCCCATGTCCAGAATGTGAATGGAAAGAAGAAAGAGCCTATGATTAAGGATTTAGACGCTGTTAATTTGTGTATGTTTCAATATTTACAGGCATCTGGAGCAACTACTATTGCCATGATTCAGGGTGGCGATTTGGTGGGTGGCGAAAATGCAATATTCAGGAATGGGTTTAAGCGCAAAGCAATGAACGCTTTTTACTTCCTGAAAGATTCTCAATATGAGTTTACTGGCACATTGAATGAAGACGTTAATTTTTACACAGAAATGGGCAGACAGGGCGAATTTATCCTAAGCATTGCAAAAGTGAAGCTCAATCAAGAGCAGACGCAGAAATCCAAGGGGGGGATGACGGATATTTATTTGGATGGAGGGACTTATATCAAAAGTTTTTATTCGGTCATGCGTGTGCCAAGCGCTGTTAAAATTGGGGTACTGAATGACCGTATCCATCATAATGTGGAATTTAAATTTTGTACAGCTTGTGTGATTGACGAAAAATATAAAAAGAGGTGAAACCTATGTCAGATAGACCGAATGAACCACCAAAAGAGCCACGAGGACGTTTTAAAGACCCAGCCAAAGCTAGACAGGCACAACAAAAGGCTGTTGAAAATAGGAAACGAAATAAATACATGAGGGAATGTATGCAGTATATCCTCGAAACCGAAGTGGCAGACCCTGTGGTTAAGAAAAGTATCTCAGAATTGTTAGGAATCAAAGAGGAACACGTCACCAATAACGTGTTTATATGCGTTACGGCATTTAAAAAAGCAATCAAAGGCGATGTGCGTGCAATGGAATTTTGCCGTGATATTAGCGGACAAAAGCCGAAAGAGCAAATTGAAATCAGCAAGCCAGTATCAGAAACAGCGGAGGAAATTGAGAAATTTTTAAGGGGCGAATGATTATGCCTTTGACACAAGCACAAAAGACGGTGATAAAGCAGTTCTTAGACAGACCTGTCGAAGTGGGACGGCTACTAGGGTTTAGGGATTTAAGGGAATTTCACAATGAATGGCTAAAGTTGATGATACAGGGCGGCGAAACTGACGAGGATACCCTTAATGCAAGTCGTGGCGCATATAAAACAACGTGCCTATCCATTGCCATTAGCATCATCATGATATTGTTCCCTAACAAGAACATTATCTTTACCCGAAAGAAAGATGAGAATGTGACCGAAGTCATCAAACAGGTATCAAAAATCTTGGAGCATGAGTTGATGAGACGAGCGGTATGGACGTTGTACGAGTGTGAATTAATCAAGGTGGAGGACAACAACCACAGCATTACCACTAATTTAATGAGCGGTGCTAAAGGCTGTGACCAGTTGTACGGAGCAGGGGTTAATACCTCATTGACTGGTTTTCACTGCGACATTCTAATGACCGATGACATTGTAACATTACAGGATAGAATCAGTCAGGCAGAACGTGAGCGGACAAAGATTTCTTACATGGAGCTGTTGAACATCAAAAACCGTGATGGGCGCATCTTCAATACAGGGACACCGTGGGCGAAAGATGATGCTATCAGTATCATGGCTAATAAGCACATTTATGATTGCTATTCCATGCCAGAGCTTTACACACAGGAAAAGTTAAATGAGCTAAGGTCTAAAATGTCGCCCTCATTGTTTTCTGCTAACTATGAATTGAAGCACATAGCTGATGAAGAATCATTATTTAGCAGTCCTAAATTTATCAAGGAGCAAGAATTATGGGCGGAAACAACCAATAAAAGCAGACCTAAGAACATTTTTCATAATGGGGTGGGGCATATTGATGCTTCTTATAGTGGGAAAGATGGGACGGCTTACACTATTATTCAAAAATTAGAGGATGGGCGCTTTTTAGTCTTTGGCAAACGTTGGGAATGTCATGTGGACAGGTGTATCAATGAAATCGTGCAATGGCAGAACCATTACAAAGTAGGGACGATATTCCTTGAAACAAATGCAGATAAGGGGTATTTAGCTAAGGATTTAAGAAAGCGTGGACTGATTACCAAAGAGTACCACGAATCCATGCAGAAGCATATCAAGATAGCGACTTACTTAAAAAGCGAGTGGGACAATATTTACTTTTTGGAAAATACTTGCCATGAATATTTGAATGAGATTTTAGACTATACCGAGGGAGCGACACACGAAGATAGCGCCGATTCATTGGCTAGTATCATCCGTGAGAAGTACGGAAAATCTGGATGGCTGATATAAAATGTTGGACATTTAATTTGCAAGGTAAAGGGGTGAGCAAATGCTAAGTTTAGAGGAAATCCAAGCATTTATAGACAATGACAAGCGTAGTGACTTGAAGCGACAGGCGCAGATAGGGCGAGATTATTACAGTGGGTCGCATGACATTAAAGACTATACCATGTTCTATTACAATGGGGATGGCGAATTAGTCATCGACCAATTCAGAACCAACACCACCATTAGCCACCCATTCTTTACGGAATTAGTTGAGCAATGCGCCGATTACTTGATGAGTGGAAAGAATCGAATCGTTAAGGCTGAAAATCAGGAGTTGCAGAAACATCTTGACAGATACTTTGGGGATGACTTCAAAGAAGAATTAGGGACGTTGATTAGATTTTTGCAAGTGGATGGCTTTGGCTACATTTATCAATATGCCAACGCAGATGGATTGAGCGCATTCAAGTTTGCAGAGGGCATGGGAATCATGGAAGTAGATGCCAGAATCACTAGCGATGGACAGAATTATGTGATTCATTACTATGCTGACCTAGAATTAGATGGTGATGGCAAGGCGGTTGAGATTGAGCGTGTCGAGGTATGGGATGTAAGCGGGACATATTACTTTGTGGTCAGGGATGGGGATTTGCTCTTAGATGAGGATGCCTTACTAAATCCAAGACCGCATATCCTTTTCCAAGAGGGGGAGCGGTTGTATTACGATGTGTTTGACGACATTCCTTTTTTTCGGATTGACAACAACAAAAGCAAAAGCTCCGATGTGTACCGTGTCAAAGATATTATTGACGACTACGACATACACGCTTGTAGCTTGACTAATGACATTCAGGACTTTGCACAGGCTGTTTATGTGGTTAAGGGGTACAACGGCACGAACCTAGATGAGATGCAGAAGAACATTAAGAGCAAAAAAATGATTGGTGTGGGTGAACAAGGTGGGATTGAAGTCAAGACCGTTGACATTCCCTATGAAGCCAGAAAGAACAAACTGGAGCTAGACGAACGGAGCATCTACAAATTTGGCTTCGGGTTCAATAGCAGTCAGGTAGGCGATGGGAACATCACGAACATTGTCATCAAGTCACGTTATGCTTTACTGGATTTGAAATGCAATCGGATTGAAGCTCAATTAAGACGGCTCATGAAAGAACTGGTGGAAATCGCTTTGACTGAAATCAATAAGGAAATCCATGCCGAGTTTACCCCACATGACGTTGAAATCATCTTTGAGCGCAATACGATAGTCAATGAACTGGACAATGCACAGATTGCCAAAGCGGAAGCAGAAGCCACGCAAATCCGAGTGAATACCATTATGAGCCTAAGCGCCTTGATAGGCGAAGAGAAGTGTTTAGAGCTGATTGGCGAGGAAATGGAGATTGACGTGACCGAGCTATCACTCGACACCTTACAATCATCTGCCATCGACTTAAATGGTGCATCTGATATGTTAATGAGTGAGTAGCCATGAACAAGTTGGAGAAGCAAGCGCAGTTGATTTTACTGGATGGAGAGAAGCAAGCGCTTAGGAAATTGACTAAGATTTATACCGTGGCGCTGAAAGATATTAAGGTTGAGGTGATGAAACTAAAGGCAAGGGAACAAACCCAGTCCGTGCAGTACCAGTTACAGAACCGTTTGCAAGTGATTAGAGAAGTCGAGGGTATCATTAACCTGTTGCAAGACGAGAGCATAGCCACCGTGAGCGACTTTTTAAATGCGACTTATGAGAATGCCCATATATCAGAAAATTGGCTGTTGAACCGTCAGGACGTGCCCATAGTCATCCCCTTGAATCAGGCACAAGTATTGGCTTCCATTACCAGACCCATTGAATCGTGGACGTTTGCACAGCGGGTAGGTAGGGACATGGCGAGCTTCAAATACAAGGTGGGGCTAGAAATTACAAGGGGCAGTATCGAGGGGCTGGACTATGTGCAAATTGCTAAGAACATATCCAGACTGGCAGAGGAATCTTTAAACAGCGCCTATCGGATTGCAAGGACAGAGGGCGGTAGGGTTCAAAGTGAAGCCAAGTACGATTTAGCCCAACGTGCCAAAGCTAAAGGGGCAGAAATTGTAAAACAGTGGGATTCCACATTGGATTCTTTAACTAGACCTACGCACCAAGGACTAGACCAACAAATCAGGGAACTAGAAGAACCATTTGAAAGTCCGAGTGGTGCTAAGGGTCAATATCCTAGAGGGTTTGGAGTGGCAGAGGAAGATATTAATTGCCGTTGTTGTATGCTTCAAAGGGCTAGATGGGGACTAGATGACGAGCTAAGGGAGCGCATGGACAATGAAGCGAGGGAACTAATCGAGGTCAAGGATTATGCGGATTACAAGGCGAGATTTCTGGATAAAGCGGAAAATATCGCACAGGCTCAAGAAAATGTGTTAAATTCCAAAGCAATTGGCTATAATGGTAGTGAGCCAGTAACAACGGCACATCCTAAAGAAGTTATCAAAACTAAAGAAGATGCTATTCATTCAAAAGGATGGCAGTTGGAGGCAATTGCAAAAATTTCATTAAGATTGCAAGATGCCCGAACTTTGGATGTAAAAGGTGAACCTAATAGTGTGGTGGAAAATTATAAAAAGGGTATCCTATATCAAAGAAGATATTACGGTAACACAGGCAAGGCTAGAATGGATATTGATTATTCTGACCATAGTTCTCCCAAAGCACATCCGTTTACACCGCATATGCACTATTGGGTAGTGGACGAAAGCAACCATGATAAAGTACAAAGAGCATTTCCAGAAGAATTGACACCAGAAATATTAGAAGTCAATAAAGATGGCATAGGCAAGAAATGGGAAGCGAGGTTTGAAAATGATTGATAATGGCTACATACATTCTTATACAAGTCTAAAAGAGCTTCTAAGCGAAATTAACCTAGGCTATGACATCGAATTTATTTACAATGGAGTGCGGTATTTGATATATCGAAATCAAACTTATAGGCTTGTAGAAATTGACCTAGAAGAAACCGAATATCAGTTCCTTTCAGGTGAGGAACTTGTTAACGAATATTTGATTAATGGAAAGCCTTTAAAAGATATTTGGAATAAAATCAAAGTATATTGAAATGTTTAAAATGTAACAATTTTCATAAACTATAATAGAGATAAAGACGTGAGGACACCTAACAAGTGTCCTTTTTGTATGTTCATTTGTCAGCACAGACGTTAAAAGCAAACCTATTGAGATGCGAAACTCGTAGAAAAGCGTAAGGGGATAGAGCAATGGACGAATTAATGCAGTTGTTGGTATCACATTTCGGAGAAGCTGGCGAGGATAAAATCAAGGCTTTCTTAGATTCCATGAAAGAGAGCAAAATTTACACGTCAAAAGAGGAACACATAGACGAGCGGTATTCTAAGCTCAAAGACCAACATGAATTGACGAAGAAAGAAATGGAAGAAGCTAAGAAACTCATTTTTTCTTTCAAGGAATCAGCCACGGAGAACGATGAAATCAAAATCAAGATGACGCAGTACGAACAGAATTTAGCCAAGTTGCAAGCTGAAAATGAAAAAATCAAACTGGATAGCGCCATCAAATTGGAGCTATTAGCCAATAAAGCAAAAGCTGACGACATTGACTACTTAATCTTTAAGACTGTATCCAAAGACGTTCGATTTGACGAAGAGGGCAAGCTAGTGGGCTTCGATGTGGAAGAAGTCAGAAAGAATTATCCGAGCCACTTTGAAGAAAGTAAGAAAAAAGAGGTCGTTTTAAATGAACTCAAAGAGGGTGAGGACATCAAGAAAGAATTGACCAAAGAAGAATTTAATCGGTTGTCCTATGCCGAGAGGGTGAAAATTTTCAAAGAGGACAAATCTTATTTTGAAAAAATCACGAAAGGATAAGGAGAGTGAAATAAATGGCATCAAACATGACACGTTTGGATGATGGTTCAGTATTTGTACCAGAGGTATTGGCTGAAATGGTCAGCGCCTTGCTACCAGAAGCCATTAGAGTATCACCATTTGCAGTTATTGACACCACGCTAGTAGGGCAAGCGGGGGACACCGTGACCGTGCCTGTATGGAAATACATTGGTAGCGCAGACGACACATTAGAAGCGCAAGACATTGATATGCGTGGACTTTCCCATGAGGTGGAAACCTACACCATTAAAAAGATTTCTGTTGGGGTATCGTTCTCTGACGAAGCCTTGCTAAGTGGCTATGGCAACCCACAAGCAGAGGGCGAGCGCCAGTTGGCTCTATCCATTGCCGAAAAGATTGACAACGATGTATTAGACTTGATTCAGACACAAGCTCCAGTTGCCACCATTGGTATGCCTATCAGCTACGAGGGTGTGGTCATGGCGATTGATGAATTTGAAGAAGAATTTACATCCTCTAAAGCATTGATTATCCACCCAAAACAGCTTACACAGCTACGGCTAGACCCTAACTTTATTTCTGCTGATAAGTATGACAACAAAGTCATGATGCACGGTGAAGTAGGACAAATCTGTAACTGCCGTATCGTACTGTCTAAAAAAATCCCATTGGTATCAGGGGTATACCGTTCCATCCTGATTAAATTGAACCAAGACCAAAGCACTAACGAGGGCGCTAAAGAATTGGCTGACTTCGCATCTACTGGCGGAGGGGCATTCAGACACGCCCCCGCTATCACCATCTTCATGAAACGCAATGTCAACGTGGAATATGAAAGAATCGTTAAGAACCGTACTCACGAAATCTCTGCTGACCATATGGGCATGGCTTCCTTGACCAACCCTAGCATGGTGCTTGTTTGCGAATTCGATGTCTAAAAGACGCACAAATGAGATAAAATCCCGCCTTTTTATCTCATTTTGTATGTCAAAAAGAAAAAGGAGGTGAAGTTGTGGCAGTTACAACCAGAACCGATGTATTTAAACCCAAAGCAAGTGCTGATAAAATCATGACGGCGCTTGTTAAAGAATTGCAGATGTTGCCCTTTGTTCATATTGATGACACTTTAGAGAAGAGAGCGGGGGATAGCATTACCGTACCTGAATGGGATTTTATCGGGGCAAGCTCTGTCCCCTCTGTATCGGATGATGCCATTCCCATTAGCTTTGAGGGCTTGTCTTATACTGACCAGACCGCTATTGTGAAGAAAACCAGAGTGGGGATTGCGATTACTGACGAAGCCTTATTAGGTGGTGAGGAGTATATCAGCGATGACATTCACAAGCAGTTAGCCACGGCGATTGCAGTCACGGTTGAAAGCGAAGTAGTGGCTTGTTTGAACACCACACCTAATGTCCGAATAGCAGGGGGAGCAATCACTTACAACAGCTTGCTACAAGCGAGTGCCCAATTTACCGATGTGCAAGAATCAAGAAAAGTCTTGTTTATCGCTCCTAGCCAATTCTTGCAAGTGGCACAAGATAGCCGATTCCAATGGGGGCATGAATATGTGAATGTGTCCAAGGGAGAAATCGGCAACTTAGCGGGTGTCCATATCGTGCCGTCATTCAGCGTTGACCATGATGCGACCGTACATTTTAATAACATGATTGCCTTGAACAAGACCGAGAACGATTTGCCAGCTATCACCATTTATTTGAAGCGAGATTTAAATATGGAAGTCGAACGAGTGCATAAAAACCGCACGTGGGAATTTTCAGCGGACTTAGTATTTGCAGTCGCTTTGACCAATCCAATCAAAGTCATGCAGATTCAGCACAATATTTAGGAGGAGGCTAGGATGCTATTCACACCAGACGAACTAAGAGCCTTAGACCCCATGTTTGTGCCCTTGCCTAATGACCAACTTATACGATGGATGGAAGCCCTAGAATGTGCTATAAGAGAGTACACTAACAACCCATTCCATGAGCGGAGGGTACGAGTAATTTGCCCGAATGTGGGGGCAGAGTTCTTAGGCTATTCCAAGTATTTCAAAGTAGGGGACACGGTGCAAATACGCAACAGCATGAATGACGGTTTGTATGTGGTAGAGGACAACACAACCTTTCTGACTTTGACAGGCAATTACTTAGTCCCGATTGATGTATTTGACGAACCGAGCAATGATATTATCCTGATTAGGTATCCGCCATGTGTGAAAGAAGCCTGTTTGCAAATTCTCAAATGGGAAGCAGAAGACGGTGAAATACAGCTTACTGGTGAAATCAAAAGCGAACAATTAGGGCGACATCGAGTGGAGTATTTCCAAGACGGAGAGGGAAAAGCCGAAGAACCCAAATATGAGCATGGCTATCCAACACGAATGATGACCGCACTAGACCAATACAAACGGCTTAGATACTAGGGGGCGATAATATGCCGATGAAAGCAGTAGAGGGGAATATCTCTGGCTCACTTTGCAAGCGTGAAACCGTGAGAAACCAATTTGGGGAAAACGTGCCAACCCTAGTGCAAGTGGCAGAACTTTGGGGCTACCTTGACATGACCACAGAAGAAACGGAAAGGGCGAAATATGGGGCAAAATTGGAATCAAGTACCCACTTCTTTTTCACCGACTATGTTCCGCTCCCCGAAAATATCCATCAGTTGGTTATGATTGTTAAGGGGATGACCTTTGATGTTTTGCTATGCGATAACGTCCAAGAACGCAACGAGCATTGGGAAATCTATTTGAAATTAGTTGATACTTATGGCTAATATCAACATTCAGTTTAAAGATTACAGCAGTATGGTCAATGCCCAATTAGACGAAGCCATAACCGCATTCTTACATGAAGCGGGTGGAGAAATTGCAAGTGGTGCTAGTCAACGTACAGCGGTTGTTACAGGGCAGTTAAAAGGGTCATGGAGTTATCAAGTCAATGGGCATGAATGCACCGTAGGAACGCCGTTACAGCGTGGTATATGGTACGAATACGGCACAGGGGAGAAAGCTTTAGAGGGTAACGGACGTAAAGGCGGTTGGGTTTACCGTGACCCATTGACAGGCAAAAGGGTCTTTACAAGAGGTTCTAAGCCACACCGCCCCTTGTATAAAGCCTTTGAAGCCAATAAAGGTAAAGTCGAAAAAAGAGCACAAGACATTTTTAACCAACACATGGGGGATTGACGCTATGATTATGGAAACATTAGCAACCCTGTTAGAGAACTACAATTATGAATACGGTGAAATGCACGGCGATATTACCTATCCTTACATCATCGGTGAGCACTTTGGTAACTACACCTATGAAGATGGGCTAGAAAAAGGTTCTGTCATTTTGACATTGCACCACAGGGGGTTGTATTCAGAGTTGGAGCGGTTGCGTTGTGAAGTGCAAGAAATCTTTCGTGACCAACGATTCTGTAACCACCCCTACCATGACAAAAGCATCTATTTCCAATACTCACATTCGCAACGAATCCCAAGCGAGGATTTGGATTTGTTGAGATTGGAAGTCTATGTTAACTACATTTATGCCATTGAAAAGGCGACATAACTAAAAAGGAGTGAACTAAATGCCACTTAAAACGCACAACGTCACCGCCGACACCCCTAACAGATTACTCTTAGGAGCGGGAACGTTTTACAAAAACCTAACATGGAACGGTACAGAATTTACAGGTGAGATTTTAGGTGCTACATCGGGTGGGGGAACAATCACCATTACCCCTGAATATTTCAACCCTGATATTGACGGTGCAACCGTTAAAATCCGTGGGATGATTTGGAAAGTCGGCGAGGAAGCCACCATTGAAGCCAATATTACCGAATTTTCAGAGGGGCTTTTTGTTAATGCGCTACACATGGTAGAAATCACAGGGGTAGGCAACCCAGCATCAAGCACACACAAATTATTTCAGTCCGTTGCCCACATCGGAGAACCTAACTTTCTTGACAACGTGGCTTATGTTGGCACGCTTACAGGCGGTACAAGTTCTGGCGTAGCTGGCGGACGACAATTCATTATTGTCCTTGAAAATGCCCTATGCACCGCTGAAATGTCCCTATCACCGCAAGATGGTTCAAACGCAACATTCACAGCCAAGTTCGAATGTACCGCTACTTTTGCACAAGACGATTTGAACCACTTACCATACAAAATTTACTATCCAAATCCATTACCATAACAAAGTTGCCTTTGCTGTCAATCAACGGCAAAGGAGCTTTTTATAAGGAGCTGATATAATGCCAACAACCACAAGGCAAGACGTATTTAAGAAAAAGAAAAACAAGCGAGCGAATTTCAAGCCCAAAGAAAGCGAACGTACTTTAGTTCAACCAGTTATTCCCCCAGTCGATACCACGTTTATTTTGGACGTTTCGGTATTGGATGGTAGTAATATTTTAGGTTAAAGGAGTTGAGAGAATGCCAAAGCAAACAAGTACACAATTAAAAAGTGAACTAGTATCGGGTCAACCGTTACTGGCTAGTACCATGCACGATGTTGTTGATTCCTTTGCGGGTGCTTTTCAGAGGGTTGACAAAGTGGGAAGCGACTTAGTTTTCAGGGATTTAAATAACATTGCAGTTTATTCGATTCCACTTCCTAGTGGGGGAGGGGGTTCGGATATTGTGAGCGCCACATTAGTAAGTGGGGTTTTAAGATTTCTGGATGCTTCCACCAATGTTTTATTTCAAGTCAACCTTTCTTCACTATTGACAGCCCTTACAGGGCGAGTGAGTGACTTGGAAGATGAAGCCATTAAAGGGGCAACACTTAATGGAAGTGCGTTGGATTTCCTCGATGTCTCAAGCAATACCCTCTTTAGCGTTGATTTATCGCCACTATTAACTACACTAGATTTGAGCGGTTTAGAAGGTGACTTAGAAGATTTACAAACACAGGTGGATGATTACAACCTACCTTATGAGCTGAACATTCAAGGCGACACCTTAGAGTTAAAGGACAGTTCGGGGGCTGTTATTAGCGATGTTAACATCCCAACCAATGACGACATAATTGAACGATTAAACATATTAGAAATAGACGTATTTAGACCCGAACAACATTCCTCAACGTCTTTGGAATGGGAATACGCTGGTGTTCATCCTAATATATCGGTAGTTAATGGGAATACACCTAATTTTGTATTAACCGATATTACTGGTGGCACTTATTCAAATTACAATACTGGCGGTGTTGTCAGCGGTGTCCTAGTTCCCCTTAGAACCAAAGTCATAAAAGTAAAAGCGGGCGACCCATATGCCATGAGTATCACATCAGTAATAAGCTCCTTATTAGCAAGCACCACCGTTTTGTCACCACCGTATACCCAAGTTCATCCCACCCTTACCTTATCATTTGTCTATGCGGATGGTTCGGGTAGCTATGTTTTAAATACCGATAATTCATCTAGCGGTAGCCTAACGGATAGAAATTATACAGGTGTTATTCCGAATGACTTGCTATCTTACGAGGGTTATTTTACTTTTCTGATAAACCCAGTTGCTTCTTATACTTTTGGAGTGCAGGGGTATGAATTTTTCGGTACTTTTGACTTACCAAATCGGGATAATACTGGAAACCCCACAGGCTTAGAGGAGCGAGTAACCGATTTAGAAGTGGACGCTTCAGTGACTTATTTCTCCTCTCCTAGAACGGTCGGCAGTAGTTATACGCAATATTGGTATGGAGGTATCAGTGCGAGCAGTGCCTTCATAGAAGCTCCCCGATTAACCATTAACGAAAAGGGCATCGTTACATCAGCTACTCAGTATGGACTTTATCTATCTTACAACCCGCCTAGAAGCTACTACACCTCATATGCAACACCAGCAAGTATCTCTACCGTACCGCACGGAAGTAACGCTTATAAAATGTGGCAAATTGTCGATAACAACAAAGTCGAGGAAATGTGGTGGGTTATGACGTCTGCCAATGGGAGCGTACCTTCGACAGGTTGGGCGTATACACCAGCCGTTATTAGGACAGAGATACAAGGCACTAAAAATGGCTCTTTCGGAATTACCAACCTATCTACCAATGGGTTCTCAATGGTGTCGCAGATGTCTTATGGTGAAAGAATCCTTGTGGTAGGGATTAAAGGGTATTAAAGGAATGGAGAGATAAATTTGAAAGTTATTGTTTATACCATCGCCAAAAACGAAGAAAAATTTGTTGACCGTTGGGTAGATTCCATGAGTGAAGCAGACGAAATCTACGTCATGGACACGGGTTCAACCGATAACACAGTGGAGAAGTTACGTCAAAGAGGGGTCAATGTTACGGTGAATCCTATTTCACCGTGGCGCTTTGACGTGGCTAGAAATGAAAGCCTTAACCTAGTCCCAGACGATGCCGATATTTGTGTATGCACCGACTTGGATGAAGTTTTTGAAGTTGGTTGGCGTGACTTAATCGAAAAAGTATGGATTTGTGGCAATAAAGAACGAGGAACTAGGCTTGTCTATGCTTATTATTGGGAAGTAAACGAAGACGGCACGCCCCTTGTTGCGATTGGCTACAACAAAATCCATGATAGACACAGCGTGGTTTGGGTTGGTGCGGTTCATGAATACGTGGGTGTAAAAGAGGGGTATGAGCTTTTTCATATCGAACAAGAAAAACTCATTTTAAGACATTATCCCGATATAACCAAATCCAGAGCAAGCTACTATGACTTGATGGTAGAGAGATTAGAGGCAGTACCCGATGATACCATGATGCTCAACTATATCACGAGGGAGCATCTTTTAAGAAAGGAATACCAATCCGTCATAGAAAAAGGGAATCGTTATCTAAGTATCGTAAATAGGCTAGACGAACCAGCCGAAAAAGAAAGACGTGCAGAACTTTTCTGTTGGATGGGTCAGGCTTTTTATGAGTTAGGCGAACCCATTCAAATGCACAAGGCTTACCTGTTAGCAATGGCAGAGTTGCCACTTTCACGAACGCCTTTAGTGCAATTAGCCGACCGCTGTTGCATATCAGGTGACTACATAAGCGCATTAGGCTACATCGAAAGAGCGATTAGGATTCCAATTAATCACCTTGACTATTCAAACGACCGCAACGCCCTAGGCGACCATCCTTATTATGTTGCCTACGTTTCTGCCATGAATATAGGGGCAACTGAATTAGCGCAACATTATTTAAATGTAGGATTAGAAAAATTCCCAACTTCAGAAACGCTCAAAAAGCTACAAAACGAGAAAGAGGAGATTTTATGAAAGATTACGAATTACGACCCCTTGAATCATCTGACCTATTCCTTTTGGTGAAAGTCGTCAAAAAATTAGACCTTAACCAACTAGGCAACTTACAGGTAGACAATCAAGAACAGGCGGGCTTTGAGCTTATGAACGTCATCCTTGACGGACTAGGGAATTGCGAGCAAGAGCTTTACACCCTTTTAGGCAAGCTCTCAAATAAAAAGCCCGATGAAGTAACCAAACTCCCCCTTGCTACCTTTATCGCCATGGTCGGTGACGTGGTAAAGTCCGAGGGTTTTTCCGATACTATGGAGCAAGTCAAGTCATTGCTCAAATTGGGGTAACCAAATTCATAGACGATGTTTACAATCGTTACCATTCGCTAGATATTTTGCAAGTCTGGTTAGAAACGGATTTCCTAGAGAGTGTTAAAACCATGTACGAACAGATTAACAACCGCAAGCTATGGGAAATGTTCCTTGCTTATCAGCCTGAAAAGTCATTCGAGGATTGGAAAAAAGAAGTCCTCAAAGCCAATCAACCTGTACAGGGCATCAGGGAACAGGAAATGTCATCCATCATCAAAGATTCACAAAGCATCTTGAAAGGATTCAAACCTCCAGAAATAGTGTAATAATCTGGTGCTTATCCGCATAAAATTAAAAGCCACCCTCTGCTAAGGGGTGACTGTGGGGCTTATACTACTTCAATTTCTATGTCTTTTCTCTCTGGTAGGAGTTTGATTAGAAATGCTATGGCTAGCGTGAGTATGTAAGTCCTGAATTTCATGTGGAAGCACCTCCTTTGTGGGGTGTTTTTTCATGCCCTCCTTTATCCCCTATACTACATTATATGAGGGATAAGGGCAAAAGATGACGAATTTTAAAACTAGAAAATTTTTTCATCGCCGAAATGCTGTCAAATGAAAAAGACCCCGAAAGGTCTTAAAAGAGAGATTTGAGAATTTGAAACAATCTATCTTTGTGTGTGTAAAAATCATTGATGCCTGAAATATATACTTTGGTTTTTTCATCATCGTTGAACTCAATCCATTTCTTTTTCATATCCAAGTTGAATCGGCAAATCCATTTTAGCTTTTTATCATCTAACAAGACATTGAAATGGTTAAGGTAATCGTGGTAGGTAATACGAGTTGGGTCAACGTGTTCATGCAAGAGCGATTTGATGATAGCGAATCCCTCTAATTCTTCAATGGTGGTAACGATTCCTGATTTTTCCAATTCGGAGCTGTCGGTGGTTGCTGTCGGTTCTTCGCTATCAGATTCTTGTTTTATCGCTGTCTGGATTCTTTCGCTGACCAATTCATTGACGAACTCTTTAAACGCCTTTTTAACCACTTCTTCGTAGCGGTCTAATACGGCTTGCGTTTTGCGCCCAGAATGGATTTGGGATACGGATAGTTCAATGAAGTCCTTGCTAGGGTGGTCATATTGTTGTGCATAGTATGTTTTGAGTTGCGTGAGGTATTTCAGTTCGGAAGCTGTGCCTAAGATTTTAGAAAGCTCAAATTCGTGTTTCCTGAATTCATGGAGCTTATTGATTTGGTTGTCTTTCAAGTTGCTAAGGTTCAGCGTAAAGAACGGTTCTGAATCCATCACGTTTAGATTGTCAATGTCCGTATAAAAATAATATTCCTCGCCGTTGGTTAAGATAGCAAGTTTCGCCTTAGTCGTCCCGAAGTAGCGGAACAGTTGGGAATCATGCTTTTGTAATTTTTCATTGATGGACTTAGCTTCAATCAACACGACAGGTTCATCATTTTCCATGATGGCATAATCGACTTTTTCACCTTTCTTAATCCCAACGTCTGCCGTATATTCTGGTAGAAATTCCGTATGGTCGAACACGTTGTAGCCTAAAACGTTGAAAAAAGGCATGATGAAAGATGTTTTCGTGGCTTCCTCCGTTTCAATGTTCTTTTTGTGGGTCTTGACTTTTTGTGCAAGTGACTTTATGGCGCTTTTGAAATCTTCCATGAGAATCCCCCTTTGATTTATAGATAAATTATATGCGGTGTTGGGGGCTATCATGTCAATTATTTAGAAAATTAAGGGGGTGACTAAATGGCAACAGTATTTGAATTATTAGGGAAAATCTCCATCTTAGGTGCGGATAAAGCTAAGGCAGACATTTCAAGCATCGGTGAAGAGGGGAAGAAGACCGAAAGTAAATTCTCCAAGGTCATGTCTGGTATCGGTAACTTTGCTGGAGGTATGGCAAAAGCCATAGGTAAGGGCGCTCTTGTTGCGGGCGGTGCTCTAACAGGTCTTGTGACCGTAGGTGTAAAGTCCTATGCCGAATATGAGCAACTAGTCGGTGGGGTTGAAACCCTGTTTAGCGACCAAGCACAAAAAGTAATCAAGAATGCAGAGCAAGCCTATCGAACAGCGGGTATGAACCAAAATGACTATATGCAGTCTGTGACTTCATTTTCCGCATCCCTATTACAAAGTCTAGGTGGCGATACCAAAAAAGCCGTTGAATACGCTGACATGGCGATTCGTGATATGTCCGACAATGCCAACAAGTTTGGTTCTGACATCGGTTTGGTAGAGAATGCCTATCAGGGTTTTGCTAAAGGTAACTTTACGATGTTAGACAACCTCAAACTAGGTTATGGTGGTACAAAGGAAGAAATGCAACGACTACTAGATGATGCTGAAAAACTTCCTGGCGGTATCGGACGTGATTTTGACCTAAACAACTACGCTGACCTTGTAGACGCAATCCACATTGTACAGGACGAAATGGGCATCACAGGAACAACCGCTGAAGAAGCAAGCAAGACTATATCAGGGTCTTTTGCATCTGCTAAATCAGCATGGCAAAACTTCATTACCACAGGTGAGGGAATGGGTAACGTGGTTGATTCGGTTAAGGACTTCCTGAACAACATAGGGACAGCCGTTTCCGAGTTAGCTCCTAAGCTCTTAGGGGGCATCACCGACATTGTTAAAGGAGTAGCACCCGCTATTCCGCCATTAATCGGCACGCTAATTCCACCCCTTGTTACGGCTGTTGTAAACCTCTTTACCACGATTGCCGATATGATACCTGACTTGATGAACTTAATCGTTGATATGCTTCCTGTTGTTATCGAAGGTGCTATTCAACTCTTTAGCGGGCTTGTGCAAGCTTTACCCAATGTGATTTCAGCCTTGCATGATGCTATCCCAAAAATCATCACACTAGTCGTAGACCTTGTTGTTGGTGGTCTACCCTTATTAATTCAAGGCGCTATCGAACTCTTCATGGGTATCCTTATGGCAATTCCTATCATCATAAGCTCCTTAGCAAGCGAACTCCCTAGAATCGTAGACGCAGTTGTGAACGCTGTCATTCAAGGTGTACCCATGCTCATAGATGGTGCGATTACATTCCTTATGGCAATCATTCAAGCTATCCCTGAAGTGGTGAGCGCCCTTGCAAATGCTATCCCTGTAATCATAGAGGGCATCGTTACAACAGTCGTCAATGGCATCCCTCAATTAATCAATGGTGCAATTCAGCTTTTAATGGCAATTTGTGAAGCCATCCCAGTTATCATTCAAGCGCTTATCCCGATGATTCCGACTATTGTTAACGCAATCGTGGTTGCCCTTATTACCATGCTCCCTGTTTTGCTCCAAGGGGCAGTGCAGTTATTTACAGCGATTTGCCAAGCGATTCCTCAAATCATCGCAATGCTAATACCTATGATTCCAAGCATCGTTATAGCAATCGTTTCGGCGCTAATCGAAAATATCCCCTTGCTTTTACAGGCTGGTGTTGATTTAATCACAGGGGTTATTACAGGAATTGGCTCTATGATTGGCGCTGTCGGCACAGCCATTTTGGACATCGGCAAAGCAATCCTTAACGGCTTCAAATCTTTCTTTGGTATCGCTTCTCCAAGTACAGTATTTGACGGTTTTGGTAAAGACCTCATCCAAGGCTTAATCAATGGGGTTGGTTCATTAATCAGCGGAATCAGTGAAAAATGGAACGAAATCAAAGAGGGCGCTAAACAGAAATGGGAAGAAATCAAAGGCGCTGTTGGTGAAAAATTCAGCGGTGCTAAAGACAAAGTCCTTGAAATTGCGGGCAACATCGGTTCAACCCTAGGTACAAAGTGGAACGACATGAAAACCAACGCTAGTGAAACATGGGACAAAGCCAAGACCACATTAGGCAACACATGGAACAACATCAAAGACGGCGCTAGTGGCACATGGAATAAAATGAAATCAGCCTTTAGCACGTCCAACAGCGACATGAGCAATGACGGAAAATCCAAGTGGGACGGTATCAAAAATACGTTAAGCACCATCGTAGGGAATATCAAAACCAACATCACAACCGTATGGGATTCCATCAAGAACGTCATTCAAACCGTCACCGAAAGCATCAAGACCGTTATCAAGACGGCATTCGATGCCATCAAGTCCACTATTTCAACCATTATTAACGCTGTCAAAACCGTTATCCAAACCACATGGGATGCTATCAAGACCATCTTTACCAACGTTTTGAACTTGATTAAAGCATTAATCAAGGGCGACTTTGAAGCTATGAAAGCAAGCATTTCAAACATCCTTAACGCCATCAAAACCGTCATCAAAACCCTATGGGATGCTTACAAGGCGGTCATCACGTCCGCACTGAACGGTATCAAGTCTGTCGTGTCCTCTGTCTTTGAAGCCATCAAAGCCGTCATCAACAGCGTGCTGAATGCCATCAAATCGGTGGTCACTACGGTATGGAATAACATCAAGTCCGTCATCACGACCGCATTGAATGCAATCAAATCGACCATCACCACGGTATTCAACGCTATCAAATCTACCATTTCCAATGTCATCAACGGCATCAAGTCCACCATCCAAAGCGGGTTCAATTCTGCTAAGACCCTTGCTATCAATGCGGTCAATGCTTTATCGAATGGTATCATGACCAAGTTCAACGCTCTCAAGAGTAAGATTAGCGGTATCGTTAACTCCATCAAAGGCTTCTTTAACTTCAAATTTCAGATTCCTAAAATCCCAACTCCTAGCTTCTCTATCAATCCAGCGGGGTGGAAAATCGGCGACCTGTTGAAAGGCTCTATCCCTAGATTAAGCATCAACTGGAATGCTGTTGGGGGTATCTTTGACCAACCATCTATCATAGGTGAATACGGTGGTCAATTACAGGGAGTAGGCGAAAAAGGAGCTGAAGCCGTCATCCCTCTGAATGACAATACATGGAACAGCTTAGGCGCATCCATTGTGGAGCACATGGGACAAGGCGACCAAACCGACCTGTTGAAAGAACTCATCAACGAGGTCAAACTATTGCGCCAAGAAAACAAAGACCTCAAAGTCTACCTCAACGACAACACCCTTGTTGGCAGTATCACAAAACCTGTTGACAAGAAAATGCAGTCCAATAACCGTTTAAGCACAAGAGGGGTAACAACTTAGGTTGTTTCCTCTTTTCCTGTTTAACTAGGAAAGATGCTTATAACATGGCTTTAAAGCCAAGAAAGGAGCTATCGCATGAGATACCTTAGAATCAATGGAAAACATATGCTTAACGATTATGGCGGTTATCTCAAAAAGGATATTTCTTTAGACCCACCACCCATAAAGGAACGCTATGTTGATTTGCCAGCCAACCACGGCACATTAGACCTTGCCGAATCCCTGACAGGCGAACCTCAATTTAACGACCGTGACGTAAAATTTACCTTGTACTTTTATGAGAATCCTGTACAATTCATGGCAACCGTAGAAACCATCATCAACGATTTGCACGGCAAACGTTGCACCCTTATTTTTGACCATGCTCCCTTGTGGCAACTAGAGGGGCGTTGTTCAATAACACATAAGCACTTCGGCGCTTATGGAGAAGTCTACTTTGAAGTTCCTTGTAAGCCGTTCTTTTATGCCACCACCGAAAAAATCTTTGGTACTGGAAACGGCTCTATTACCCTTGTCAATTTAGGGTCTCAAAGCGTTCTGCCAATGGTCATCACGACAGGCACGACCACCATGAGCTACCCCAACCAAAATGGCGGTACGACAACAAGGACGTTATCAGCGGGTCAATGGAAATTTTCAGATTTGAAACTAAAGCCCAACACCCCTCTTGTGGTTACGGTCACAGCGGGTTCAGCTAGTTTTAGGGGACGTGAGGTGAGATTGAGTGTATAACATCCGAGTAGACGGCTCAATCATCTTTAGCCCTGACATCGAGGAATTTGCCTTATTAAACGCAAAATTAATTCAAGAAATGAACATGGCTGAAAACTTCACCTTTACGCTTCCTGTCGGTCATGTCTTTTACGATGATTTCCACAAGCTCACTAGCATTGTGGAGCTTTACGATGATGCTACCCTAAAGGTACGCACAAGGGTCATCAACATTGACTACGACCTATATAACAACAAGACGGTGACTTGTGAGGGTATCCTTGCTTACTTAAACGACACCATTGTAAGACCTTACGACTATGCGGGCGGTGTCATCCCTTATCTGGTTTTCCTTATCAATCAGCACAACAACCAAGTCCCTGTTGAAAAGCAAATTGTATTGGGTGACGTGACCGTGGAAGACCCCAACGACTTCATTGTAAGGGCAAACATCAACTATCCTACTACATGGAAAGAGATTGAGGACAAGCTCCTAAACAATCTGGGTGGCTTCCTTAGAATGCGGTATCCTAGCGGTGTCGCAACGCTTGACTATTTAAAGGACACCAACTTAATCAGCTCCCAACGAATTACTTTTGAGAACCTTTTAGACCTTAGATTGGAACAAAGAGGGGAGGACGTTGCCACCGCCATCTTGCCTTTAGGGGCGACCATCGAGCCTGACGGTGAATTTGGTGAGGAGGATTCCAATGGGGAACGTCATCAAGTCGAGGATGCCAAAAACAAGCGTGTCACCATCGAATCTGTCAACGCTGGTCTTGACTTTATCCAAGACAACACCGCCATTGTCAACTATGGCTTTATCTTAAAGACCGTGGTTTGGGACGATGTTTATGAGCCTGAAAACCTGTTAAGGAAAGCACAAGAATACCTTGTCGAAAGCGTAAGCGAATTGCACCGCCTTGAATTGACAGCAGTTGACCTAGAGAAAGCAGGGCTTAGCATAGATTATTTCCGCTTCCTTGAATACGTTGATTTTGAAACCCCTACGAGTAGTGGGCGGTTACTTGTCGTCCGTCTGGAAACCGACATCCTGAATCCCGCAAACAACATCTTGACGGTTGGCTCTGACTATGGCACGTTTTCTTTTAATGGTGTCAACAGCGCCATGAACCAAATCGGCACGACCATCGGCGACCAAAGCAACGGCTCAACGGTCACAAGTTGGAACACCATCAAAAGATTGTGGGCAATGATTCGCACGTTTCAAGACCGAATCGAAATGGAAGTCGGCAACGAATCAGTGTCATGGAACGAATTTCTTGAATGGTGGGAGGGCGAAAAGACCCTTTATGTACAGGATTCAAATTCATTCAACTTCATTTTTGAGAACTACACCTACATCACCCAAATTATAGACGGAGAGATAAACAACGCTTTCCATGAGCAGTCACGCTATATCCGATTTATCAACGGTGTCATCCATATCGGGGCGATTGGCGAACCCATGGAAGTGCAGATTTCCAATGACCGTTTGAGCTTCTTCAACAATGGGATAGAGGTAGCCTATATCTCTAACGACCGCCTGTACATCAACGATGCCACTATCAACAACTCTTTGGATTTGGGAAATTTTAGATTCCAACCGAGAACCAATGGCAACTTATCGTTTTATCGCAAACCACCGCTACCATAGAGGGGAGATTTTTAAATGGCTACATCTGGCAGTACAAACATCCCTGTTGCGACAGGTTTGAACCTTGTTTTTAACTGGACACGGACAGGGGCTAGGATTCCAACCAACACGAGCACCGTCCTTTGGGAAGTCCTCTTAGTCAACACATCCTCCGTTGACCTTATCAGCACCGCCAATACGAACATCCTTGTCAAAGTCGAGGGGTCTACCGTTTTCAATGGTCAAATCAGGGTGGGCATCCTAAATGGGGCAACCCGACAACTGGCGACAGGGGCTAATATCAACGTCCCCCATGAGCAAGACGGCACAAAGACCTTTACATGGCAAGTGTCTTGCCAGTTTGACGTGACGTTCAATGCCACCCCTGTTGGTACAATCGTACAAAACGGCACAGGCATTTTAGACCCCATCCCACGCTTCACGCAAGCAACCCTAGTGGGCAGTCCTTGTGAGTTTGGCAACACCCTGACCATCAACTTGCCACAGGAAGACCCGACATTTACCCATATCATCACTTATCAATTCATCAATCAAACCGCCACCCTGACCACGACCGCACAAAACATTTTCACATGGACACCGCCCATATCCCTTGCCAACGAAATCCCCAATGGGTCGAATGGGAGCGGGACATTGACTGTTGTCACGATGGATGGTAACGATGTCGTTGGGACAGTCCGATTGCCCTTTGTCCTTGTCGTTCCCTCAACAGGCGCACCTTTGATTAGCGCAACCTCTTTGACACAGGCGACCACCGACATTGCAACGGCATTTGGGGCGAATACCTACGTTCAATGGTTTTCACGTTTAAGAATCCAACTCACAGCGACCGCACAAGATGGGGCAGTCATCCGAATGGTTCAAATCAATGTCAATGGGCAGACCATCAACGGCATGGGGGTTAGTACAGGCGCTACGGTCATCAATACCAACGTCTTTACTGACCGTTTGGTAACAAGCGGAGCTAACCAAGTGGAGGTGGTAGTCACCGATTCACGAGGGATGCAGTCCACATGGACTGGTGGTATCTTTGTCACCGCCTATGGTTTCCCTAATATCAATCTCTTGTCATGCCAAAGGGTAACGGCGGGTAACGTGGTAGATGACAACGGTACTAGGATGCGAATTACCTATGCCTTTAGCGTGACCCAAATCGGGGCAACAAACACCCCTCAAATCAACGCACGGGCAAGACAAGCAGGTGGGGCATGGGGAGTGCAAAACAATATTCAAAGTGGGGCATATTCAGGTACAAATGTTCAATATCTTCACCCTAACACCTTTGGTATCGACGACGCTTATGAAATCGAATTAGTTATTTCTGACTGGTTTAGCCGTAATGGTTATAGAACACCGACCACCTCTAATCTAGGCTACCTCAATACCCCTTTTGTACTAACTGACTGGAATAACTCTGGTAGGGGGCTTGCCTTTGGTGGTTATTCAAACGTCCTTAACAGAGCATATTGTTGGAACACGATGCCGTGGCAATTCCAAGAACGTGCCTTATATGCTGGGCGTGGGGCGACCCCTGTAAATAATACGCTAGGCACGACCGCCGATTTGAATACCCTAGTGAATAGCGGTGTCTACTGGTGCAGTGGTGGCGCAAACAGACCGACTAGCCAGAGCGGTTGGTTGATGACCTTTAATAGCGCCGAAGCCGACACAAACACTCATTGCAAACAAATCTTCTATTTGTTTGAGGGGGCACAAGGGCGAACTTATATTAGACAGCGTGCAGTAGATGGGACATGGACACCGTGGGCGAAAACAGATGCTTTGGATGCCTTTACAACGGTCGCATGGAGGGCAACAGCGGGCACAGCCACAGGCGACCAATTACGTTTCACCCAACAGGACGGCGACACCGCAGACATTACCTTTGACCATTTCTATGATTCTTACTTGACCGTAGACACCAATAACAACTACTACCTTGACTTTGACGACCGTTCTGGCACAAGGGTAGACCGTGTAGACTTAACTGGAATGATTTGTGATGTGACAAGGGTTACAACAACGGTCAATTTCAACAACTACACCGAAACAGGGAAATACTACTTTACCCAAAATAACTGCACCAACGCACCAGAAAGTGGGTATTCGAGCGGTTGGTTGGTGGTCATCAAGGACAGACCCGCCACGCAAACAGGCAATGCCCTAGTGAAACAAATCTGGTACAGTGCGGGCAATGGTCAATACGGAGGGTTTAACCACAACTCATTCCATACATATGTTAGGACACGTCAAACAGATGGCACATGGATGTGGTGGAAGATGTTGGACACCATGGAGCGCTATATTCCCGACAATACCAACTTAAATACCGTCCGTGCAATCGGCAACTACTACTCGGATGCTTCAGGCATCACTAACCGCCCACCGCAACAGGATGATGCCTTTGTTTTAACGGTCATCGACTGCTTTGCCAATGATGGAAGTAGCTCAAACAACGGTTGCAAGCAAATCTACCGCCATTACTACTGGAATGAATGCCATTTTGAAAGAACCTATCGGGGTTCGACATGGACACCGTGGGCAATCGTCTACACGTCTGGTTGGGATACGAACTGGGTAGATGTTGGATGGGGCGACATCAACAGCGTTACCCGATTTAGATACCGTGCCAAAAGTGACATTATTTACATCGAACTGGTAGCCGTTCAGCCTATCGGCGGATGGGATGGTTCAGACATCATCATAGGCTATATCTCCCCCGCATGGATTCAGAGCGCCTACGAAATAGATGTTGACCCTACCTCCAGCGTTTCCTTTGTCGTCACCAACGCATCTGGCTCAATCACAGGACGGGCATGGGTCACGACAGGTGGGGAAATCCATCTAAGGAGCGCCAACTGGTCGATAGGAAATCCCTTGTACGGTACTGTTTGCTATCCAATCGCAAGACGTGGTTAAAATTTAATATTATACGAGGAGTGAAAAAGATGATTGAAATCGTAGAATTTTACAGAGCTTTCTACCGAACAGGGATAGCCACAGACCCATGGTTTTTGTTGCTCTTTATCGTGGTGGTTCTGGACATCCTGTTCGGTTCTGCTAGGGCATGGGTATTAAACGAATACAATTCCAGAAAATCACGAGAGGGCATTGTCACTCATGGAGGCATCCTGTTGGTCATGGGATTAATCTACCCATTCCTACTGTTCCTAGGATTGGGCGGGATTTGTAACGGCTTCATGGCATTCCTGACTTTATCCTACTTTAGCAGTATTATTGGGAATTGGGTCTTAATGGGTGGTTACTGTCCAAAAGGATTACAGGAATTTCTAGCCACGAAGCTCAACCGAGAGTTTGAAAACAAGTACGAGAAATATGCAGAGAAGATTGATGAGCGGTTTATGGAAGAAGTCAATTCCGCTTTGAAAGATGGACAGCAAAATTAGAGGGGGCACGATGCTTAAAAAGTTCTTTCTCAAACTCGTATTCGCCGTCATGGTAAGGCAATCCTTTCAACATCATCGCCACATGGATACATTCATGGCGGATAATGGGCTGTAAGGTTTCGGCATCCTCATGGATAATTCTGTGGTCAAATTGGATGCGGTCAACGAAAGGGGCGACCCTTAACAAAATGATGGACGACCCTTGCATCTTCTTTGTGAAAGTACATTTCACGGATTTTGATAGGATAGTCGATTCCGTAAGCATCATGTAAAAAATCACTGGCGTATTGGGCGATTTCTTTTCGTTTCATGCCATCATCCCCCGATAAATGAATTTTTGGAAACTAATTATAACTCCTCATTTGTGAAAAAAATGGGGAAATCAAGGGAGAGATTTTAAATGTCGAAAAAAATAATGTTGGACTCTGGTCACGGCTTAAACACAAGTGGCAAGCGTTCTCCCAACGGAGATAGGGAGTTTACGCTTAACCATAAGGTCTGCCTATATATAAAGGAAAGACTTTCAGCCTATGAATGCGAGGTAGCCTTTTCACATGACCCCACAGGAGCGGTTGACGTGTCCCTAGCGGACAGGGTAAAGGCTTCTAATAACTACAAGCCAGATGTATTTGTAAGCATCCACCACAATGCTCTAAACGGTGTCTGGGGTACTCATGGGGGTGTCGAAGTCTACGCTCATTCACAAGGTACGAATGAAGATAGAAAATTGGCAAGCCTAATCGCCCCCACCTTAGCTAAAGAGACAGGGTTAAAAAATCGAGGGGCGAAAGCCGAAGCCTTTGCCGTTCTGACTGTCAATGCAACAGCTGTGTTATGCGAGGGCGGATTTATGGACAGCTCCGTTGATTATCCTGTCATCGTGACCGAGAAAGGACAACGAGCCTACGCTAAAGCCGTAGCAGATAGCCTAATCAGTTATCTAGGACTAAAAGCCAAGCCTGTTGTAGCTCCAACCCTAAAATGCCCGACCTGTGGGCAAATCATATCTGGCTATACCGTCCAAAAAGGCGATACACTTTGGGGGATTGCTACCACCAATGGCACGACCGTGGATGCCTTGAAAAAACTAAATGGATTGTCAAACGACAATCTTAGCGTGGGACAGGTATTAAAACTGAAATAG